CGCGTATCACCCTGAACAAGGCCGCTAACTTTGAAATGAGTTTTTGGTCTCATACTCACACCGATGGACAGACTATTGAATACCGTATCTGGATTGATTCAGTATTTAGTAAAGAAACAAAAGACCTGGATTACTTGGTATATCTAATACCGTCGATAAAGGAATTTTGTTTAAACAGCGGTAATAAGGAGATTACGTTATGAAAGGTTCAATGGATGGATGGTATGAAGATGACTTGGAATGTTCTGGGCATTGTGGAACCTGTGATGATTGCGACAACGCATGGTACGCCGGAGCGGATGATTATGATGATTTTGAGGAGATTTAACAGTGGATTTTATACAAGAATTAGAAAACTTAGATGATGAAGAACTTATGGATTTACAGAGCGCCATCACTGAAGAACTAAACAATCGCGGTGAAGCTAGATTCACCGCGCGTTTTGATTGGTGGGAACGAACCGCGCCTAACGATTAACATTAACCACGAGGAAAACTATGAACACGAACTATAGAATATTTATGTTACTAGGCTACATCAAAGCTAAGGTTTCTGACTTGTCGGAGAGATCCTTAAGTTATGGTAACGCTGCCTCTAACGCAATAGCACAATTTGAGGCATACTTTGACAAGGAAGTTGAGAGGATTTTTAGGGATTTAGAAGATTGTGACTAGGGGGGTAAAATGGACTTTTTACATCAGGTAATGCCAGTCCTTTGGCATGTGTTGTCCAAACACAAACGCGGTGCTATAAACGTCTCCACAGTAGATGATGAATTAACGGTCAATATCTTGCTGGGAAGGAAGCGAAAGAGCTTTGTTAATAGCGATCCTAACGTGTTGCTCTGCGATATTAGCCAATTTGCAGACAGTATGTAAATAGCTTTATGCGGGTATGTTACGTAAATCGCGCATGCCCGTGTCTTTCCAAACCTTAATGTGCGCCTCTATTGCTTCTATTGTAAGCAATCCCTGGCGCATGTCTTCTTTGTCTTCTTCAGACATAAGCCTCGTAGTAATTAGGGACGGTGGATCTATGCCGAGCTTCCTTGCCAGCGTGCGAATTATTTCTTTACAGACTTTATCAGTCCTGGGTGTTGGTGTATTGAACATATCGTTTTGGCTTATCGCCTTCTCGTTCTAAGTATTGCAAGCTATTCCTGTCATACCATAGCCCGTTAATCCCTTCCCAGTCCCCATTGCGTTGTTTGTCACAGCGCCATATTGCATCAGGTCTTTTTAATAGCTCCAAGTCCTTCTCTCCTAAAAATTCCCCATTTACTAGTTTTTGTTTTATGCCTTCCTTTTTTTTGTTGCGCCAAATTGAAAAACAATTGTCTGCGGCATCTGTAATTGCACCAGAGCCTTTGACATCCATTTTCCCAGGCCAGGAATCCTCATCTGCTCCTTTTCTTGGATGAGCTACTAAATGTATTTGACAATAATTGCTGTTCTTAAATTCACACAGTTTTTCTATGACTTCTTTCTGGCTTTTTAGGTCTTCTTCATAAACACCATGTAACATCATGAAAGAGTCTATAAGGAAAACATCTATGCCATAACGTCTGCGGGCATATAAAAATATCTCTAAAATTCTGTCGAGATCTATTTTACCCAAGATGTCTATGTACCATAGTTTGTTCGTAAACCATTCACTTATGGCTTCAATATATTCATTGCTAGGCTTTAGCATTGCAGCGCATTGTTTGGTCATTCTACCCAGGAATATTTCAGGCCTCATCTCTAGGCTGGCAATGCAAATCTTTGCTCCCTGATTTATCATATCGACTAAAACATGGCCTAGTAATTGGCTTTTTCCGTGTCCATTTATTCCAGTCCAAACGGACAATTCATAAGGCCTAAAAACAACCTCATTATGGGTCTTTTCCCAAGGGGCAAGATAGCCATCAACCTTGTCATTTAAAGGGTTTATCCAGTCTTTTACCTTGGCTGTGGCCTTCATAAAGCTTTTCAATTCTTCAGGGTCGATGCTCTTTGCGTTCTTATAGAACCAAAGCATATCTTGACGAGAAATCCCGCTGGTTAGACACTCATTTGGGTCTTTCATGGGAAGCTCAATAATTTTGCATCTATGTAGCCCTAGGCGTTCAATTATTGCGTTAGCAGCTTTTTGGCCTTCCTCATCCATGTCCATGCAAATATAAATCTCATCAAACATGCTCAAGCGTTCAAATTCGTGTTCTATCCACTGTTGTTTTTTTCCGGAACCACCACCAAAGGGTATAGATAGCGCTGCAAAACCATATTCACTTAGAGACATGGCGTCTATTTCGCCTTCACAAAGCGTTACCTCTCGTGAGTCATTGGGAAGTGCCTGCCATCCAAACAAGCAAGGTTCGCAGTCCTTTTCCGTGTACATTTGCTTTTTGCCGTTTGGCCGTTCGAGCTTTAAAGATTTTGCCGCCACTAATTTTCCCTCAACGTAGTATGGGAAAACTATATCGCCATCACGTTCCTTGATTTTAAATCGCGTTAATGTTTCAAGGGACAATCCGCGATTTAATAAATATTCCTGGGCTCGGTTTTTTTCCTGCAAACTCTTAAACATTTCAGGGTTTGGTACGGCGAAATTAGAAGGCCGTGGAGCATGCAATTTTGATTTTCTAATACCTAGGTAGCAGCAACATTCTTTTATGGCCTCTAAGACGGTAATTTGGCGGTTTAAAGCCCATAAGTCTAACAAGTCTCCCCTATATCCAGTTGCGAAATCACACCAGACCCCAGATTTATCTCCTTCAAGGTGCACTTTCAAGGATTCCCCCGATGAGCCAAAAATATCGCCAGCACACCATTCGTTCCCTTGTTTCTTTCCATGCGGTAATAAGTGCTTTGCGACATCTAGGGCTTTGTTTGCTAGCAATACAGATATTTCTTTAGCAGTAGTCATGTAAATTATTTCCAAGTTGAGTTAGCAAAATTGTCCTTTTCGTTAGATCGTCCTTGGGGTTTTGTTGGTTGAAAGTATTCTAGTTCCAAAGATAGCCAGCCCTTTGCAACCATCTTTGCAAATGCCTCCGTAGGTGAGATTTTCAAAAGGTCGCGGATCTTCGTCAATGCATTGTTTACTCTGGTAACGCAAGTTTTTGTTAGAGGGTTCTTTTTGGCTTTACGTTTTCTTATCCAGTCTTCGATCATCTGTTCTGGGATTTCGTGAGGGTTGTTTTCTGTAGCAATTGCAAGTTGTTCTGGATCAACAGGTTTGGAGGCTTTTTTAGATATTAATGTCTTTATATTAATATCTTTTTTATTAGTTGGTTTATTAGTTGGTATAGGTTTGCCAATTTTGTCAAATCCATTTGCCAATTTTGTCAAATGAGTCGTAGAGCGGTCTTCAGAAGATGGAGGCTCGTTAAGCTCAGGATAATAGGCACGTCCCTTGGCGGTCAAAGCATACCAGGATGTGCGATCATATCCTGACTTATTGTAGTTCCCTTTTTGTACAAGACCTGCGTCCATGGCTTTTTTTATGACATATAGGATTTGTTTACTGGTCCAATAAGGGAAGTATTTTTTGAAGGCTTCAATAGAGTTATACGTCCAAACTAGACCATCATGTATGTTTTTGTTGTTGGCTAGATTGTGGTAAGACCACTGCGCCATATAGTTAAGAAAGATTGCGACATCTACAGAGTGATCGATACAAGCTTGTATGTTTGCATTTAGGTTATTCAACATGATATAATGCTCCCGTTGGTAGTCATACTGCGGTAACACTCCCGTTGGTGTTGGTTGTTGTTGTGGTAGTTGTGCTTACCGGCAGTGTTAGCAGCTTTTGTGGATGTAAAAAAGCCGCTGTACCCCAAGACTCTAGGCCAATGCTAGGGGTTTTGTGTTTTTGAATGGTTTTGAAAGGTATCTTGGCAGAATGTTTCAAACCGATTTTAGTAAGAAGTCTCTAAAGGCAGGAAGCCTTAAACTTCCTAATTATAATACTCCTAAATCCCCCAAAAAGGGAATAGGAAATTATAAATTCTGATCATCGTTATTAAAAAAATAATCAATCGATTCAACAATTTGCGTACACAATACGTCGATAAGCTCTTGGTTCAAGGGCTTTCCCGAATGACATGAAATATTGCTTTTTATAAGGCTACAAAGTTGCTCATCGGTGATTACTTTCGTAGAACTGCAAAGTATTAATTCTGGGTGTGCTAGCATAGTTTTCCCTGTGTTAGTGTGATACATCATCGCTCGCGCTTGAAGCCTCTAGCGCCAACCAGAGGCTCATACTTATGCGCGATACTTCATTTAAACACGTTTCCATGACTTCTAGTCTATGATCGCTAGAAATGTCTTTGCGTGTAGCACGCTGTAACAGATTAACAAATACATTCGTAGTAATCATACAAATCATTTCAAGGTTTGTAAGCTTGTCAGGCTTCATTCTAGTCTCTAGATAGAACATAGTCACCTTTTCAGAAATAGCCGTCAATATGTCCAACATAAGCTGTTCTGTGCGTGTTTCAGGTGGTTTCCCTATGGTTATGTAGGTGTCGGTCATACATGTCCTTATGTATAGGCCTAGAGGCCTTTAAGTACTGGTTCTATTCCTGCGGCAAATGCGTGTTCTGCAAGACAGGTCAGGCATAGCGTAGACCGGAATGCACCCAATGTAGAAGTATTTATCAAAGTCTATTGGCATGTTTGGGTGCTCGGGCTTGCAATCTTTATTGCATCGGACTTTATGAGCATTTGTATAATTCCACGTTCTGCGCATAAGGACATCTGTAGTACTTCAATTGATCTTTCAAGTGTTCTTACTCTCCAAGCCAAAAATACATTAGTTACAGAGAATGCTATAAGAGGCAATGATATAGTAAATATGGGATTGTCTATGATCATATTGCCACCGCCCAGGACTCTAATTGGTCAATGATTCTATGGCATTCAGATTCCATATAGGCAAAGTCCCTATGTTTACTATCCTCATAATGTCCGATTTCTGTTTGCCAACGTCTTTTATATTGCGCTTCCTCGTCATCGTTAAAATATTTTACTGCAAGTCCGGGATCAAGCGCGTCATGAAAATGTGCTGCGTCAAAACCTACCCAGAAATCATCGCATTGGACAGGCAGTAGTTCCTTAGCTGCGTGGGAATTGTCATAAAACGTAACTCCACCGTGACAATCAATATTCTCTGGTAAAAAATAGTTATCTTTTAGATCACGCTCTTCATCTATCTTTGCATGTTCATTAGACTTTAATGCCACATATCCGCACCTATGCCCACCTATTGTGAACACCACTAAATATTCATGGCCTTTGTAAACCCCACCACCTTCAATGACCACGCTATCATTGACAGGCAGGAACTCCCTAGAACCTTGTAACTCCAAAAGCTTTGTTATACACGACATGTTCCGACTCCTATACGAACAATAAACCAACACTGATAATAAATAATACCATATCTATAAGTTCAAACTTTGTTCCCTTTATAGTTCTAATCAGTAAAATTATTCCACATGCAAGCCCTACAACATGTTGCATTTCATATTCAATCATGGCTTTTTAGGCCTCTCTGCAACTAGCTTGCCGTCAGTCAGGATCTCCAAAACACACTGCTTTTCAAAAGGTATTGATCCGGCTTTCTTCCACCGTTCTACAGTTTGCCTTCCCACATGTAACGCCCTGGCTACGTTCGTCATTTTATAATTATAATAGATCATGATATCACTAAATTTCATAATTATTTATCCTTTATGATTTATCTATTGACAAATGCTATTACATAAGGCATTCTAAGTCAAGTGACATGATGTTGCGGAGATAAAAAATGTATATGGAAATGCGCTCTTACAAGTATATACACAACTTATCAGTGGAGACTTATAATGATTACAATTGAACAACGCAGAGAACGTATATTAGGCATTGGCGGCTCAGACATGGCCGTTATCTTAGGGCTTTCTACTTACAAAACACCTTATCAGTTATACCTTGAAAAAATTGGTGAGGCGGAAGCCCCTGAGGAAGAAACCCAATACCAATACTGGGGACAGCAGTTAGAAGCGATAGTCCGTGACGAGTTTGCAAAGCGCAACAACGTTACAGTTACAACCCCAGATACATTAGTGCATCCAGAGTATGACTTTCTAAGAGGCAATGTCGACGGCTTTATCCCAGGGCTAAATGCAGTCTTAGAAATCAAATGCTCAAGCCAGTTCATGTCTACAGTGTGGGGTGAATCTGGCACCGATGAAATCCCAATGCAGTACCTCGTACAGGTTGCCTTTTATTGCATGCTAGCCAACGCTGATTGTGCGCACGTTGCAGTCCTTATTGGTGGCAATGACTACCGTGAATATAAGTACACTCGGGACAAGGCCTTAGAAGACACTATTATTTCTACAGCCAAGAAATTCTGGAACTGCGTAGTAACTAAAAACCCACCAGCACCTATCAACCAGGTTGACCTACGGTTAATGTACCCAAAGCACGATCCGGAGAAGACCTTAACAATTAACAATGAGATCAAACAACAATTAACAATTCTTGCTGAAACTAAATGTAAAATCAAGGAACTTAGCGAAAAAGAAGAAACCTACAAATTTAACATCATGAGGTATATGAAAGATGCAGAATGCCTGGCAGATGATGAAGGACGTGCGCTCGTTTCATGGAAGGCAAACAAGCGTGGTTCTAGGACTTTCTTGGTCAAGGGGATGCAATAATGAGTATTCATAACTTAAGGTTTGAGCTTCTCCAAGATTATGATGGCCTATGGTATGTCTCTATCTATTGTAATAGTGACCATCTTCATACTGCTGTAAATTTTGCAACAGAACGAGAAGCAGAAATTTTCGGTGACGCTTTTATAAAAGGCATTCAATATATGCTTGAGGTGAGAAGATGAACAATACAGCATTAGCCAACAACCCCACAATTGATATGTGGAACTGCGAAAAAAAACTCAATGAAATACGAAAAATAGTGTCTGCAACCCCATTAACAGACGTAGAATTCTCATGTCTTGTGGAGCTTGGCAAGGCAACCCAACTAAACCCATTCATGCGTGAAATATGGGCTGTAAAGTACAAACAAGGCGCTGCTGCCAGCATCTTCATAGGCCGTGATGGCTACAGGAAAGCTGCCCAGCGTGACAGAGACTATGATTACCACCAGGTGAATGCCGTATATTCCAAGGACGAGTTCAAGGTCTGTAATGATGAAATAATACACTCCTATGGCTTTTCGAATAGGGGTGAACTCATAGGTGCTTATTGTATTGTTAAGCGCAAAAGCTCCGAGAAGTAC